GCTTAACCGGGGCGGCAGAGAAACCAGCCAGTTTGGTTTCTTCTTCGAACGAACGCTCGGAAGTCTCGGTCTCGTAGATTTCCTTGTGTTCTTCGCCGTAACGCTTGTACTCCATGCCAAACAGGGCGTTCAGACCCGGCAGGAGTTCCTTCAGTAGTTGGGCACGAGAAATTGCCATTTTGAGTTACTCCTTAGATGCCGGTTGCAAAGGCATACGAGTGATAACCCTGGTTCCACTTCACCAGAACTTCGGGGAAGCCCACGAAGGACAGTTCAGAACCAGAGGCCAGCGTGATCGCGCTCGACACCGTGAGGGTCGTCGTGTTCACGTTCGTCACCGTGATGAAGTTACCGGCCAGAGAGCCAGTGCCCGTGGCGCAGATCAACTGCATACCGGCTTGCAGGCCAGTCACAGCGGCGGTCAGCGTCACCGTGGTCGAAGAACCAGAGGTGCTGCCGGTGCCCGACAGGGTCACAGCAGTCTCAGGCACAACGCCCACAACACGGAAAGGCAGTGCAGAAGCAACAGTCACGTTACCGGTACCGTTGCTCGGCTGGTCGCCCGACACACCCATCGCGGAGTTACCCGTGGTGGTGCTACCGGCGGTGCCCGTCACGCAGTACACGTTGTTGCCAACGAAAGCCTGCGAAGCAAAACCAACGGTGGTAGCGGTGTTGCTCAGTCCGCCGGAGGGCTGACCAATCATCACTGCCTTGAACACTGCACGATCATCATCCACCACGTAGGCCACGATGTCGTTTGCCAGGATATTACCGGGGTAATACTGGGCAAACAACTTCTGACCCGTCGAGGGGTTGGTGTACGAGCAACCCACGAAGATACCAACCTGACCGGCGCGAGCCGTCGTCGTGGTGGACGTGGACATGCCGGTCAGCACAACAGTGCCGTTGGCAATCAGTTCAACGAGGTCGCCATTGAAAATGGCGGTGCCATAGTTCCGAGCAATCGGAATCTGGCGGATTGCACCAGCATAAGGTAGGCCGTTCAGTTCATTGATCGGCTTGAAACCATATGCGGCGTCAACAGAGGGGTAAGCCATGTTGGACTCCTAAGATGATTTAACCGCGTCCGAACTTCACCTCAGAACGACGCTCATTGAAGAGCGGCATCTTTGGATTGCTCTCGCGCATGAAGTTGTTGTCGACCGACTGCATCTGACCATCAGTTTGACGCTGAAAGTAAGCATTGCGTTGGCCAACAAACTCTTTGGGTGTTTTGCAAAGCAAGAGTCCACCGATCTCGATGCTGTCTGGGAACCGGGGCTTGTCCCCAGTTGCCATGATCTGGATTTCGGGATGCTCAGAGGCTTTTACAGGCTCCCAACCTTCGCGGAGTTTTGAAGAAATGTGGCCAGGATCGGCAGTACCAAGAGTACTGACTCGAATCCAACGGAACTCGTAGCCGTCCTCGGGGTTGGGGTTCGGCAGCAGTTCAGGAAGCATCCACTGCTTGGGGCGCTCCATCTTTGCTCGGGTTTCCAATTCACGGGGGGTACGTTCAGCCATTTTGTTTCCTCATTTCTTCCGCAACCGCACGGGCGTACTGCTCATTCGTCAGTCCGAGCCGCTTGGCGATGTTTACTTGGGACTTGGTCAGCACGATCTTTTTGGGCGCTGTGCTTCGGGTCGCAGGTGCCACGACAGATGATTTCTTTACCGGCTTCTCAGAGGGGAACGCATCTGGGAAGACCTGCCGCATCCGGTTATTGATGCGGTCATAGTATTCATCACTGGTTGGACTTACCCCACTTTCCACAAGTTTTCGATGAACCGTCAGTGCAAGAGCAGTCATCTCGTCGTCTGTACCAAACCACGGATTGGCTTCTTGCCACGCAGAGGCTTTGGGATCGACTCGAACCTGTTCTTGCTGAACTGGTTGTGGCTCGGGTTGTACCGCAGGTTTTTCCTGTTGTAAAGGGGCGGGCTTGAAATTATTTACCCGGTCTGCCTTGATTTTGGCGGCGGTCAGTTCTTCCTGGGCCGTTACAAGGGCCTCTGAATCTCCTGATTCATAGGCTTCCTTGTATTTGCGCTTGGCCTCTTCAACCTCGTTCTGAACAACCTTCTTGGCCTGTTCAAGGAGAACTTGCTGGGTCTGGCCCTGCGAACTCTGGAGTTTCTTGTTTTCTTCAATGAGTTGTTGAGCAAGGCGCACAGCCTCTTCCCGCTCACGGAAAGCGGCCTCTTTGGCCCGACGCTCTTCGTGATAACCCTTAGAGAAATGTTGGATGCGCTTCTTAACCCCGTCTGAATACTGGGCCAGTTCTTCATCCGTTACTTCTGAAGGGGGCTCCTTCATCGGGGGGCGATCACGATCCTCTGGGGGGGTATCGTCTACCACCTCAATCTCGGGCTCGCCCTCGACTTCAAATTGAATCTCGTCTTGCTTGGCTTCCTCGGCTTTCTCATCCGGGAACTTGAACTGTTCTTGATCAAGCGGCATGTGATCCTCCTTTAAACGCGGGAGATGCCACGCGGGTCTTGCACCACGGCTTCCACGCTGTCGTCGTTGATGATGCGGAACTCACGCCCGTGAATCTTCACGCGGGTGCCCGTGTTGGGCCTTACCAGAACAAAGTCGCCCGGTTTACACGAGGGTCCACTGGGGAAGCGGCTCTTATCGCCGTAGGCGTCCGGCCCCATCTTCATCACAAAGAGGACAGGGGACATGACTTCTTCGAAGTGCATGGTCTGCCCTGACTTGACGATCCCGCTCTCATACTCCCTTTCAATCTCTGGTAGCGCACAGAGCAGGTGGTAGGTCGAGGGATCGGGAAGTTGCTTGGCCTTTTCCTCTGCCGTCTCGGGCAGGGTGGTCGGCACCGCGTCTTCTCCGGTACTCAGGAGGATTTCACTCATCTTCGTTTTTCTCCATCTTTCGCACGAGGTCTGTGATAAACATGTGTGCGGTAGAGAGACCCCGGACCTCTCCGCACATACTGCGGTACTCGGCGTAGTCCCGAGCCGCACCATCTATAAGGGCTCGGGCGATGGATTCCCGAGTCTCCTCAATGTCTTTCAATACCACGGAAAACGCAGTGGTTGCCATTTAAACCTCACTGTTTGGGGATGCCCGGCTTGGGGCGTGGCTTCATTACTGTCTTGAGCATGTCGGCCCGCATCTTCTTGTCGGCCTGACGGTTCTGGTTTGCCAGACGGGCTTGCTCCTTCTGGGCTTCAACTGCCAACCGCTCCCGCTCCAAGTTGATCTTTTCCTGGGCGATGGCAAAGTCTCGCTGGCTGTCCTGCTCCTTGCGTTGCAGTTCTTGAGCCCGGAGTTGCAGTTCTGCCTGCGCCATCTGGAGTTGCGGGTTCTGCGCCATCTGCTGGGCCTGGGCTTGTTGAGCCTTATCCATGTTTGACTGAAGCAGTTGCTGAGAGGCTTGAGCAACCAGACGGGAGATTTGCACCTCTGTCTGCTCATCCAGTTCAGCATCGGGCGGAGTAAGCGGCACGCCCAACTGTTCCTCGACCTGCTGACGGTACGCAAAGGCCATGTGCTCTGCGACGTGAGCCATGATGGCTGCACCCATCTGTTGCGCCATCGGAGACTGCCCAATCATCTGAGCCACCATCGGGTCCTGGAGCAGCGCCATGTGAGTAGCGATGTGCGCCTGATGATCTTGGTAGATGAATGCCTTGGTCGGCTTACCAGTCAAAAACGACATGTTCTCCGACACGGGATCGCGTGGCTTCTGGTCTTCCTCAATCGGAACCAACTTCTCGGCATTCTTGATACCAAGAACTTCCAACATCTGCCGGTGCAGGTTGGGCAGGTCATAGATTTGCGGGGCACCTTGAGCCAACTGAAGAGCGGCTTGGTACTGCATGATCCGCTGCGCCATCGTGGAGGCGTTGGGATCAGAGACCGGAATCACCTCAACAAGATCGTAGTCCTCTTGCTTGGCAGCGCGATTTCCTCCAACGGGGACGTAGGAGTAATCCGGCGGCATGTAGTCTCGGATGATCTGCTTGAGGAGTTTGAACTCCATCTTCAGGCTTGCATGCACGCGAGCCTGAACAGCAGACATTGTCTTGAGTTGGCGCTCAAGCAGAGCCAGGGTAGTACCCACCGGGGCTTGAGCCGACATGTCGCTGAACTTGAGATCAGCAATGGCCGCTAGGCGACGGCCTTCATCGGTGATCTTCTCAAGGAGCGCCGACAGAACTTGGCTCGGCTCCTTGTACGGCAGCGGCATGATGTTGTCACGCAGCGCGCCAGAGGGGATGTCTACATCTCGGAACTCGCCCGGAGCAATTGGTGTGTCGTCGCCTTTGACTCGCAGACCCCGGGTCTTCAGACCTCCGGGGAGGTTAGACAGCGTTCCAGCGTCTACCAGTTGGCGAATAATCGCGGTCCCAGCACGAGCATAGCCGCCAATAATATGAATGAAACCAAGGCCATAAGCACCAAAGCCAGGGATGTAAGTGTACTGAACGAAGTGCTGTCGCTTGAGTTTTCGGCGGTCTGACTCTTCCCAGTTTCGTCGAATAGACAGAACGGTCTGGGTTCCCCGCTCGATGGTGATGACATAGGGTAGTCCGATTCCGGTTTCTTCTCCATCATCGTCTGTATCCTCATAGCCCTTCAGATTCCAGTCAACGTGAATCTCAAGCACCTGATACCGATCATCATCGGTGAGGGTGTAGCCCTGCTCCTCTGCCTTCTTCTTCTCGATGTCTGTAAAGACTCTGACCGGCTCGCCCAGTTCTGTTTGGCGATAGAAGCCAGCGGCCATCAACTTGTTCAGATCATTCTCAGTCTTACGCATCACATGGGTGACGCGCTCGGCTGTATATACATTAGCCGCTCCGTAGGGAATGATCAAGTCTTCTGCCTGGATGTAAGCAGCCACTTGTCGGCCAAGTGAAGGATCAAAGTAGACTTTCTTGAACGCTGCACCAGCAAGACCAAGGGAGTACAAGAGTCTTTCATGTTCCGGACGGTACTCAATCATCTCGTCCGTGAGCCGGTAGTTCATGTCGTCCTTGACACGGTCGGCAGACTCTTCGTTCTTCCGAGTTACTTCACCGATGATCTGGGTCTTGACAGGACCCTGAGCGGGGAAGGTCTCCGTGATCATCTCGGACTGAAAACGAATGGCCGCTTCGGTCAGGATAGGAGAGTAGACACCGCAGGCGCCAAGCCAGGGTTCTGCTCGTTCTTCGTACTTCATGCCAAGGACTTCGAGTCCTTTGACATACATGTCGGCCCAGTCTTTGCGACTGTTGATGTCGGCGTCTACAAGACCAACAAGGTCAGAGGCCAGAGACTGAAGGTCTCCGTCGTCCATGTATTCCGCGAGGTTGGCATCAAAGTCTTCGGCAGTTTCTGCTTCCGGCTCCAATTCGATCTCCAACCCGCCCATCCCGATCTTGACAGATTCGGGGTCTTCAATTTCAATCTCAACCATTGGTTCATCTCCCATCTCTTCTGGGAGGAGGGGAACCATTGCCGGGTCGATATTGGTTGCCATGTTAATCCTCAGTAATACGCCGCCTTGCGCGGCTGAACGAAGGGTTCATCTCTCTCGTCTGATTCGAGTTTGATCAAACCGCCGGACCTAAAGCGAAGCATAGCCTGTACGGTCGAATCCACCAAGTCGTCGTGCTCCGCATTTGGGAAAGCGGCCATCTGTTCGACCACCTCATGCGCCCATCTCCGGTCTGGAATCCACACTTTTCCTGATCTGAAGATGTCAGCCACCGAACTCAGGCGGGCAAACTTGTCGTTTGGGACTTTTTTCGTTCCCCTTGTTGGGGTGTACTCAGAAACAATAAGCCCCATCTGCCGCAATTCGTAAACAAGCGGCGCTCCGGCTGCTTTTGCCTCGATGAGACACACATCGGGCTCCCACTCCTTGTACATCTCGTAGGCTTTGTCCTTCAGTTCGGGAAATTCCATCCGTTTTTGGAAGGCATCCAACAAGATCAGGTGGGGATCGCGTTCATTCTCGTCCTTATTGAAGACTCCCCAGGTCGTACAGGCCGAAAAGTCGGACCTTTCGTTCTTTGTGAAGGCCGTATCCCAGGATTGGATGATGAATTCGCACTGCGGAGGGTCGTCTTTCTCCCAAATCTGCCACCACTCCCGTTTGATCATCGCCCCTTCTTCGCCAGTTGGGGTTTGTTGATACTGAGCGTTCCACTTGGAGATCGGAAGTTCGGCTTTTAGGTCTTCTAAGAGGTTCAGCGGCCAGAATTCAGGCCAAAGTGGGTTCCCCGAAGGAAGAATCGCGGGGAATTCGATGACTTTCCACTCCTCATCCTTGCCTCTTTTGGCCGAATCCTTGAGCACCTGACCAATCAGGTCCCGATCTGACCACCTCGTAGCGATGATGATGATCGCTCCTCCTGGTTGAAGGCGCTGTCTGGGGCCAGAGGTGTACCACTCATAGGCCGAATCATAGATTCCGGGGTTCCCAGCCGCCAAAGTCGCCTCTTGTTCCGAATGTGGGTCGTCAATGATCACCACATCCGCACCTCTACCGGTCATGGTTCCGCCCACACCGATAGCGAAATACTCCCCACGGTCATTCACAGCCCACCGGCCAGCACTCTTGGAGTCCTGTCTCAGCCGAACATTTGGGAACACCTCGTGGTACTGCTCTGAATCCACCAGATTCCGGACCTTGCGGCCAAAACCCACAGCGAGTTCCGACGTATTCGAGGACTGCATCACCTTCTTGTCAGGGAACTTTCC